TCAGGATATATTATAGATAATTTAAAAGTATTACCACTAGATAAGTCTAAAGCGCTATCTACATTGACTGAATTAGCTGATGAAGAACTAGATACTCTTCCACTATATCTTATGTTATCTACGTCTGCGTCTTGTATTAGTACGACATCTCCAGGTTTTAAGAATCCTGCATTAATAGAAGTAGCAAAACCAACTCCTTCTGTTTCCATTATTTCAGAAAGTAAGTTCCATTTACCAAATCTATGTGCTTGTCCTTTAGAAGTACAACCAAAAGCTACAACATCTTTAGGTATAATTCTACCTGTTTCTAAAATATTATTTGTATCTTCTACTATCTCAACTTGTTGTTTGAACATAGCTTCTGGGTCGTTCCAAGTTACTCTGATTTGGTTAGACCTAAATTGTTGTTTTGTTGAAGTATATTTAAAAGGACTGCTTACATTTGCTTTAGAGAAAGTGTATACAGGTTGTTGATATCTATTCTGTGAAAATTGTACTTCGCCATCTAACCAATACATCATTCCTCTAAATGTAGAAGCTACGTCTTTTAATACTTTAAGTGCTTCTGAAGCTTCTTTAAGGTATAAGTTTGCGGTAAATCTTGGCTCAAGTCCACCTTTACCATCAGAAACTAATTCATCACAATATCTAGCAATTCTATATAATGCGTATTTGTCTATTTGAGAACTATCTATATATTTTCCTAGTCCATATCTATTGTTTGATATTAAATCATAAAATACCCAAGCTGGATTATCTGTCCATACTTTAGTAGCATTTATATGTTCAGGAGCAAACGTTGTTAAGTCACCCCTAAAATTACCGTCCCATTTTTGGAAAGAGCCTGTATTACTTCCGTTAGTTACATTTCTATCGTACTCTCCTGAAGTTCTATCATCTTCTCCTTTAGGAAAATAATTAGTTGGTACTTGAACAAGTAGTCCTTTTACATCATAAGAACGTTTAGGTATTTTTGAAAAAGATTCAGCATCAAAAATTAAAGAGCCATAAGCAGCATAAGGGTAGGATAGTTTATCTTCTAGTATATGTTCTACTGTTTGTAAAGTACAAGGTGAGGTATGGTCATAATCGCCATGTCTAGCACTAGACGGTCCAATTCTTTCTATTCTTATTTGGTAACTCGTATAGGGTTGAAAATCTTTTGTACTAATCGTAAATGTTTCTATAAAAGGAGCTTTTGTTTCTGCAACAATTCTTCCTGTGTTAAAGCCATGTTTCCATCCAGCAGTATAGTTACCACTACCTCTTGCTACTAACTCTGCATCAGATATACCAAAAACTAAAGCCTCTGAAAATTTATTATCTCCTTCTCTTTTGAATCCAAAAAATATTCGCAACTCACACATGGCAGCAGCTTCATCACCACTACTCGATTTTGCTGCAATCATAGTTCCAAACTGAAATGTAAGTTTTACTTTATCTACTTCTGCAGGGTTTGCTACATTACTTGAATTAACTAGTACTGCCGAAGCAGTTGCGCTTCCTGCAGAGGTATTCCAGCCCCCAGTAGTAGTAAAATTATTACTTCCAATTATAGAACTTAAATTTGTAGCCTCAATCGCTTGTCCCGGCCCATCTACAATCGAAGAACTTCCTAAACCTGCTAAAGTATTTAAATAAGGTTGCGCTCTTGTACCGTTCATAAATGCATACTGGAATTGTTCAAAGTTATAATGAGTATCTTCTACAGTTTCTACAGGTGAGTTTATAACTGCACTAGCTCCTGAAACGTTTCTTCCTACAGTGCCATAGTCAGCTATATCTGCCAATACTATGGTGTTGGCATTAGTTATTGAACTAACAGTCGCTACTTTATCTATAGTTACTGTTTTATGCGCTATGGTTCTAGGTAAAGCTACATCTATATCAACTGTTTGTGCGTCTATGAATTTTACAATTTTAGCTACTAAAACTGAACTGGAGCTCTCATAGCCTGCTCCTTCTATTCTTATATATTGGTGAGGGTTTGATGTTCCTATTTCTGTGTCTGCAGTTGCATCAGGATTAATAGAATTTAAATCTGTAGTATCAAAAAATCCAGAACCTGAGTGTGTTGTTATACGAGTTGTACCTGAAGTGCCTGATACTCCTTGAGAAGATCCGTTACCTGTCAACTGTTTCTTCGCACTTTCTATAGATACATTACGAGTTCCATCATCAGTACTAAATGTACTAAATAGTCCCTGCGCACTGGAATCTACTAGAGTTTTTGAACTTGCTGTATATGCACTGTTTGTTAAAGATACTATTTGATTCTTTGTATTTCCAATAGTAGCTGCTGTTTTATCTAAGTATATAGAGTTTGTTCCATCAACTAAGCCTTCTATAGGGCCTTCTGATACTAAGTCATAAACAACTGCTGTCTGATATTCATTAGGGCTATTACTAGTCCCAGAAGTAGTTCCAGCTCCATTGGCTTTGCCACCATTTGTTAAATTATAAAACTTTCCTAAATTTTTCATTATTTTTCCTGTGATTGTCCTACGCTATTATCAGAAACGACTGTGCTACCTGTAGCGGAATTATATGGACTGTTAGCATGGTAGTTACTTTTTATTGTTGTATAGCCTGATTGATTGTATAATATTTGGTCTTCTACAAACCCGAAATTAATAACAGAACCTCCAACTAATAATCTTCCATAAAGTAAAGGAACGGGAGCCCCTTGTAGTGTATTATTTTCAGGTCCATCATACAAATAACTCTTTCCTGCTTCTGATGGAGACTCTGGAGTTAAGTAACCTGTAACTCCACTCATACCTAAAGTTGTTCCTACTACTTGGACGGCTCGTGTTGCTACTGCATTCATTGTTTGTATCTTTTTTAGTTCTGCTGCTGCTTCGGTTGCTTTAATTTGGCTACCTGAAAAACTACTATTTGCTGCTACTACTTGCGCTTCTGCGGCAGCTGTACTTTCTGCAAATAAACCATCAACAAACCCTGCACCATAATAAATTAATATAGCTCCTAGTATTACTTTAAAAACATCACTAGCCCCCGCACCTGCAGCTACTGGAGTTATAATTACTATATTTTTAGGTGGGGCTATCATTGCGTCTACTGTGCCCTCTACTAAATCTTCTCCATTTTGAATTGTAAAATCTATTCCTTTTTTTGCACAATCTGTCAAATATTCTTTAAACCCTTCTGTCTGACAATCTATAAGACGTAGCATATCACGAAAATTAGATACATTCATATCCCATTCCGCTCCAAACTTATCTCCTATTTCTCCCATTAATTTAACGTGGGTCATAAATTTCAACTCCTTTTTCTGGGTATGATACAATTAAAAATGGTATACCCAAAACTTTTGCAACATCTTTATCATGCTGACTTGGTTTACAATTCTGCATGTAGTGACTATGGACTACATATTTTATTTTTGAAATTAGTTGATACTTTGCGAAAGTCTTTGGGTCAATTTCAAATTGATTTTCTCCCAAAAATTTATTTTCACAAGGAATCCATTTCTCTTCTTTATTCTGTTCTATTATTAACCCACACATCTCACGCGGAGCTTCTTTCTCTGCATGAGAGAAAATCTCTTCTATAAACTTATTCAAAATTCTTAGACCCCGGAAAGCCTCCAAAAGGTAAAACTCTAGAAGTATTTACTGAAGCTTTTGCTCTTGAAGTAGCACTAGTTACACTTATTGGATTGTACCCAAAACGTTTTCCACAAGAAGATAATCTTTTACCACATTCATCAGCACGTCTCCAAAATTGTGTAAAGCCTGGAGTATTTCCTGTTGTTGATACTTTGGCTTTCCATGTAAAGTTATTGTGGAGTACTATTTCATTCAATCTATCGTCAGTATAAACTTTATAAGAAGTACTCGCATTATAAGTGCTATATACTCTTATTGCATCAAAATTAGCATTAGACTCCGAAGGAGTACCTAAAGAGGATTTTGTTCCTGTTACATTTACAAGCCAGTACTTGACTACGTTAGTAACTGCAGATACATTTCCTAAGTTATCTATTTCTCGTGCTGATTCTCCTGTAGTTTTTATATAACTATTTATATCGAATGAAGTACTATTAGAAGCACTAGTATAATTAGTGTAAGAGTCAGAAGAGTTAAATATATACTCATCATCTAATGTGACGTATACTTTTTGAACCACACTATTATGTGTAGAAACTTGAAAAGTTCCTTCTGTATGCCAACTACATCCACCACATTTTGAAGCTTCTGCTAAATCTGGACTAGCTCCTTGATACTGCCATGGACATGCATTTGCTACTATTTGTCTTGCAGGTATTGTTACGCCTTGTAAATCAAAAGGAGAAGCAAGTTCAAAAACTATAGCCATATTATCTTTGCTCATTATTTTAGCAATAGTCCAAACTTGTCTAGTAAATTCTACTGATTGTACTCCTGAACCTGTGTCGGCAGACTCTCCTTGTAAGTATTTTTTTAAAGTTAATCTTCTTATAAATTTTTTACCAATTAAACTGTCTATATCTGTAGTACCTATTAAAGTTGTAAAATTATTTCCTATATTAGAAAAACTACAAGTAGGTCTAGTTATGGCTCCTGATACTTTTATATCGAAACCGTCTGCAACTACAGGGTAAGGCGCATATGTTCTTAACTCAGTATTATCTGTATAATCATACATTTGCAAAGAAGAACCGTCACTATCTTCACCAGGAGTTACATATGAAAAAACTCCTGTACTCTTTTCAATTTCAAATAATTGTATAAGAGGCGAAGCCTGTGTTTGTGACTGTAAATCTTGTATAATACTCATGACTCGTAAACTCTCCTAAAAGTTGCTGTTAAAGTGTAAAAATTATCGTAAGACCATGTTTGAGACCATTCAGAGCAAACTACTTGAATACTTCTTTCATTTCCACTAGAATTAGTATCAGAAATTACATATGCAAAAGCAGTTACTGCCCCTTTAGTTTCAAAGAAATCAACAATATCGTCAATATCTGCTTTTGGTCTATTTGCAAAGGATAAATTAAACTGTTGTGGGGTATTATTTATGCCGTCCGCAATTCTATGCTCATACCCATCCCCGAAAGTATTTAAAAGTATTTTTGGTTTGTTTGTTAAAGTTAGTCCTTTATCTGGTACTACAGTACCTAGTGAACCTCCTACGTTGAATCCTATTGCCATAATCTATTAATAAGGACTTAATTGTCCGCCTGGTCGTTGTTGTTTTTCTATCTCGTTTTGTACTGCTTGAGCTATTGATTGACCCATTGCTATCATGTCAGCACTATCTGAAGTTGTGGAAGATTCTCCATTTGTCATGTTAATAGATACATTAACATTTCCTCCCATGCCTCCACTTATTGGTATTGATTTTCCATCAGGTAAAGGTACGACTGCTTCATTTCCATGCATAATTGCAGGGTAGCCTTGCTTAGACCCTGAGAATACTCCGCCGCCTGCTGCGTAAGCTGGTGTAATACCACCTTTTGCAAATCCAAAGAAAGAGCCTATAGTTTTTAAGAACTTCATGCCACCACTATCTTGGTCAGACCCTATTCCTATATCTCCTGTCTGGTAGCCCATTCCTTTTTGGATG